CTTGCGGTAGCTTGCAAACGGCTTTATGCTTGCCTCGTTTTTGGCGGCATCCCAAGCTATAATTTCGCCTGGAATCATTGTGTGGACATCTTGCGAAAATTCTCGCATATAATCTTTAAAAAAATGCGTTGCACTTGGAATCATAAAATCCCTCCATTATTATTTGCCCACTGGCAGGGGATTATTACTGCGGTCGCAAGTTGGACATTTGCAATATATCCATCTCTCGTTGTATTGATAGCTCGATTTTACTTCGTTTTCTTCACACTCCCATACACAACCACAATAATCGCATTCAAAGCGAAAGTTGTTCGGTGTTGGAATGTTCCCATATTTTACAATTTTCATATTTAATTCTCCTTTAATTTTCTAGTAAAGTTGCCTTACACAGCCAATCGCCCTCGATGTTGTCGCCTGTCATGTCGATGGTTTTCACACGAAAATAGCCGCTAACTTTGCGGCTGTCCAGTTTGACAAAATCGGAGATTCCAATTTCGCCGTTCAAAAAATACTCAACCTCCCAACCTGTTTGCATTGCCGTTCCCTCGGTATCGCCGCCGTAGGTTATTTTTTTTGGTGTGCCAATTAGTCCACTTTCGGCGGAAAGTACGTAAACTTCTTGCTTGGAAGAATCACGATTTTTTTTGATGTGCAAAATTCCGCCACTTTGGTCGGTTTCGGCTTTCCAACGCAATGCGGACGATGCACAGGCTGAATCTAACGCCATTCTTGCTGGCCCAATGTAGCTATATCCTTTGGGAATATCGTGAAACTCGGCATTGTGGCTGATGTTTGGGGCAAGCCCCATTTGGGCGGCAATATCGATTATTATTTGGCGTGTGTTTACGGTTTCGGCATATGATAGGCTTACGTAGGTGTCTCGCAATTCTACTCGGCAATCTTGGGCTTCGAAGTAGGTTTCGTGATCGGATTCGTCATCGATGGTTTCGGTGTAGGTTACTATTCCTTTGAAAATCATGGGTAGAAACTCGCCGCGATAGCCAGCGTGCAAGGTAACAACGCAATCGTCTTCGTTTAGGGTTGCTATATTTTGTGGGGATAAGTTCCATAGGCTGATTTTGGCTGTGTCGGGTTGCTCGTCGTCGTTTTTTTGGACATTGAATGATATTCGCAGGGCATCGCCGTTTTTGTTGGCGGTTACTAGTGTGCCGATTTCGCCTGCTCCGAACGATAGCTTGTATTCTCGGTGGAATTGTTGCATTGTGAACCTCCTTTCAAACTGGTCGATTTTGACCTGTCTGCCCTGACTGCCGTCAGGCAGGCGACAGGCAGGCCAGTTTAGATTATTTGCAAGCAAAAAAGCCCTTGTTAAAAGGTTTTTGCTTGATTTTGTGGTTGTTGTTAATTAGGCTGGTTGTAATTCTTGGTGCGTTTGGGGCGTTAATTTTGGTTGTTCGCCTGCCCGTCCGCCCGCCTGTCGGACGGACAGGTCAGGCGGGTCAAGTTGGTTGCGTTCCCATGCCCATTCGGTTTCGCCCTCTAGGCGGACTTTGTCTATATCGCTAAAATGTAAAATACCATAAGAAACACCCTTAACATCAGCAAATGACCAACCAATGCCGTCATCATATCCTTCGTCTTGGTAAGCAGAAATACCTGTAAAAACGTCTTCGTCTACTGTATTTACCTCTACCCTTTGCCCATTATCGGCAGCTAATTCTAAAAAATCATACAAATCTGAATACATAATAACACCTCCGTTATGCCTTTGGATTATTAGGATTTATAGGATAAATATGCGTACCTTTTTTATTATATGATATTACAAATTTATCTGTCGGCACATATTTTTGCAAAGATTTAACCCACGCTTTGCCTATTGCTTTGTCGGCTTTCACATATTCTCTGGGATAATCTGAACCTTTAGGTAGGTCAATATTACCAGTTCCTTTATATCTATCTACCAGTTCTTGGGCATTAGCAGTCAAAATTGAGGGTTCATTATTTGTATCTATCTGTTTCATAGACTGCCGTTTTTGTTGAAATTCAAAAGTACCCTGCAAATGTTTGTTTTGTTGCCCTTGAACAACTTTAGAATTATAAGTGCCGTCCTTTATCCTATCCCTTGCATTTTCTTGCTGTTTGAAATCTTCCACATTTTCACCGTTAAACTTTCCCTCTGCACCTGCTTTAATTTTCTTGTCTTCGCCGACAAAGATTCTTGCACCGTGCATGGTGATCCATTCGCCACGTCCTAAACCAGGTTCTTTGACCATTTCGCCATCTATGTTAAGTATATCACATTTGCCAACCTTTGTCAATAGTTCGTCTGTCAATTTTTCGATTATCTTAAGCAAAACATCAATATCCCTTGCTAATTGACTGTTTTTCCTAATTAGATGCCTATTAACGATTGACAAAAACCGATTGTTTAGGTCATCGCTCCGCATAATAAAACCTCGCCGTGCCGTCAGCAAAATCGTCTTTGCCAACAAAATTCTTGCCTGCCCGTCCGTCAGGCGGGTTTGATTTTACGCCAAAAACGCCGCTTGGCATTCGTGGGTCTGCCACCTGCAAATTCAGCGGAAAATGCGGCACAATCGGCAGATTTAGCACAATCGGCTCGTGTTGCATGGTGTACAGGCTAAACCGCCAGCGGTCGGCGGTTTCGTTAAATTCAAATCCTATCAAATACGCCTTTCCCGACAGCACAATCCGCATTAAGCTACGAGGTATATTCGGAATTTCTATTTGTAACATCTCGCCGCCTCCTCAACGCAAAATGCCTAAGCTACTTGCCAAGCCGTGCAAAGCACTTGCACGTGGCTGATTATCTTCGCTTGCGTTACTGTTATTTCCGCCACTATTTGTTGGCGGACTTTCCATAACCACATTAGCAGGCCCTAAAAACTGCACTTCCATGGTAGTTGTCTGCCGCTCAACTTTGACAATCTGTCGCAAACTTATGGGCAGTTCCACCATATCTCCATAATCTTTGCTGATTATGTCCGAAAAATTTTCTATTGCCATCATTTTGTAAACGGCGGTTTGCGTGGTAACAGTAACGGGTTCTCGCTTAAAAAAGCACTCCCGCAAGCGTGCCAAAACTTCTTGTACTCTTGCGGGATTTTGTCCGTTGATTGCCCTGTGAGTTACTGGATTGTTGGAGATTATCAAGGTCAAATTTAGCGTTAGCGGTCTAACGATAATCGCATCCGAAACCTCAAAACCTGCTTCTGTTGGGTAACTCGGCACATCGGCGGTGTAGTCCGTCTGTTGATTGATAACGCCGTCAAATGTTATGCCGTCAATGTCTATTGCTTCTATTTTCCGCATTTTTTCGCCCTACAATGCCCTTTCGGTAACTTCCCAAGTCGCATCGCCTGTCTCAATCGTGATTTCTATATTGTTATCAGGCGAGCCTTTGGAAAACTCTCTCTGTGCCATATTTGCAACCCATGCTTGTTCTGCGTGGAACAGTACCGTCCCCGACAGGTCATGTACCAAAATGGGGAAAAAGTCAACAACGCCTGTGCGTTGGTCTTTTACGTACCGCTCTTGACACCAGTTGGCACTAGCGGAAGTCTGCTTAAATGTGATTTTCACGCTTGCCGTCCAATCAGGGTCAACTCCCACGGACACCGAGCCGTCTGCACCTACAATCTTACTTGCACCCTCGCCATGCGGCTCGATATTCACAAACGAGCCGTCCGCAAAATCCGCCGCCTCATGCGTTCCTAGCGTGATTATTACGTGCCGACTGCTATATTGATGTATCTTTGACATCACGTCTACCTCCCTTGGTTAGATTTGTTCTCCGTCCGCGCACCATGTAGATTGATTAGACTTGCGTTAGGTACAGCGATTTTAGCCGTCAAGACCCATGAGACTGCGCGGATGGAGAAAAACGTCCCCATGAGCCAAATGCGCGACGTTAAATCAAGGCCATAAAGTGCCGCTGATTTGTACAAAATGGATTGCACCTGAGATTCGAGCCGAAAAAGTTACACCTCGGAGTTCTCGTGAATGTCGTTCCATACTGGTCAAGTCGCGCGCACGTGGTACGCTTGTTGTAAAACCTGGAAGCAATTTATTCTCGGAAGTCCATTCGTCAGGAGCGATACCGCCTAAATCCTGTGCATTTTTTAGACCGGCAATTAAGGCATTATGTATGATTGCGATACCTTTATCGGTGTAGTGGACTTTGGGCAGAGCGGTCATCGCCTCAATTAAACGGAGCTGCAAATTATTCTGTAACCAGTCCCTGAAACGGATAGTGTCAATCCATTCGCCGCCGCGCGTTTTGCCGTGAAATGTGCGGATAATGCGTGCCGTGCGTGTTATCGTGTTGCTACCATTCTCTTGCAATAGCCTTGATAAATGGCTTGGCAAGCGTTCAGGTTCGATGCCGAAAACGTCCTTATGTGCCCAAGTTTCCGTGCCAGCATGATAAGAAAGACCAGCGGCAGTAGCAGCTACGTGGGCAAAATGATTGTCGGCAGGGGCGGTTTCGGCGGTATCGTTATCGTAAATTTTGCCGCAAAAACCAAAAGAACGCTGATAGAGGTCGGAGACAGGGTCGGTATCTGTGAAAAACGTGTAGCCGAAAATTTTGTTTTGTGCTTCCGTCCATTGTGCTATTTTGGGGAAATATTCAGGCGGCAGACCCACGGCGAGCAAAGCGTACCAGCCTTGCTCCGTTAGGGCGGAGTTTAGCGTATTTTCAAGCCGATTTTCCTCTATCAGGCTTAATTTTGGCATTGCCGTGCCAGTTTGCGGCAGAAAAACCATGCTAAATGCAACGATTCTGTTCGAGGGGTCAACTTCTAGCATGATTTGAGGGTTGGGGTTGGGGTTTTGGGGATTCGGCCATTCGTTAATGGTCAAGGTTTGCCCATTTGTAGGGGTGTTCCAGTTGCCGCCTAGCAGATTGTCGTTGTTTAGCGAAGTGCCAGGTAGGATAATGTCCCCAATATTTGGCGGTGTTTCAGGTGCTGTCCACGCTCGGAAAACTAGGCGGTTTGGTGGGGTCGCTACGTGTTCAAATTCTAGCCTAAACTCGCCACGCCATACGCCGTTTACTAGTGTGCGTCCTGTGCGGATTATTCGGAACGGTACTCCTGGGTTGGTGGGGGCTGTGGGGGCTTCCGCCTCTTGGGTCTCTTCCTGGGGCGGACTTTCCGTCTGGGGCGGACTTTCCGTTTTCTCTGTGGAATCCTCGATGTCAGGGGTTTCTTCGACTTCGTTAACTGAATCTGTGTCAGGGTGGTTTGTGTCAGACTGGTCTGCTTCACCGAGTTCCAGCGTTGGTGGTTTTATGCCGACTGTTGGTAAATCTTCTGTGGAGATTTCCAAGGTTGGATGTTCCGCTCCGAAAACAGGGAAGTCCACCATCGGCAAATCAGGATGCACTGCTTCACATTCTCTCATGTTATAATTGACAACGAAAATCCGTGCAGGGCGTGGCAACTGCGAAAATGCAATTCGAGCCGCCGCTCCGATTGGGTCGGCGTTTTCGCCGATTGTTCGATACCCTGCCGCCGCCACCTCTTCGAGATTTGCGTATGAACGGACAGTCCGCCCCTGACGGACAGTCCGCCCCTGGGTAATACCTCGCATTTCGTTGCCAGTCGGTGCAGGTCCCAGTAGTAGCATATGGTCAAAACTCGCCTCGTCTACTGGCGGACGTACTAGCCTTATGTCTACTTGGGCTATTCTTGATAAGTTGTTCAAAATTTCAACTCCTTTTTATTTTTTTCACGCAAAAAAGCCCTTGCATTTTTATAAAATAAGGCTTTTTGCTATTATTTCTTTCACAATAGAGACTGTGCGGATGGAGAAGTGCGTCCCCAAGAGCCAAATGCGCCATGTAGATTGATTAGACTTGCGTTAGGTACAGCGATTTTAGCAGCCATGAAACATGAGACTGTGCGGATGGAGAAGTGCGTCCCCAAGAGCCAAATGCGCGATGTTAAAAATGCGCGACGTTAAAACTACCTCGCATAAGCTAATGCTCTGGACAATTCGCCCATAACATCATTTTGCGTAACCGCCTTAAAATTAGCCTGCTGTTCGGCACGGTCGCCTTTAAATTCATTGTTCATTTCCATGTTCACGTTGATTGTCGTGTTCGCCGTGTTGTGGTAAATGGGCATAGCCGCACTCGTCGCAGGGGCGGTAAAATTTGAAATAGCGGCAGCGGCATTTTTGATAAAATTTGCCCCACTCGCAAGCTGTGCAAGGATATTGGCAGTCTCCTTATTACTAAGCACTTGCCGCCCTTTTGCACCTGTAATTAACTCCGCCCCATTTTCGCCCGCAATAAATGTGTCAGGCGTGCGGTTTGTTCCGCTTGCAAATTGCGGAATTTCTTCGTTATTTCTCCGCCCAAGCAACCCACTAATCGCACTTGCCGCTCTCGATAGCCCACCACCCACAAAATCCGTAATCGTGCCGATTATATTGATAAACGGCTCGAAAAATTTCACAATGCGGTTTACAATATTGCGGATAAAATCGGCGGCACGTGTAAACCAATCTCGAATAGCCCCAAACCACGCCTTTACGCCGTCTACGCTAGTCCCAAACAACATCGCCAAAATCAGCAGAATATTGTCAATAACTTGTGCAAAAAACTCTTTGATAAAGCCCCAACTGGCTGTGAAAAATTCCTTGACACCGTCCCAAAGAGCAACCCAATCGCCCGCAAATAACGCCGAAAATATGTTAAAAATCGCCGTTATCATGTGGGCGAAAAATTTCCACATACTCACAATGCGGTCGATAAACTGGGAGAACCAAGCCGAAATCTCGCCGCCCCAGCGTTCCCAAAACTTCGTTATCCAGCCAAATACAGCGGAAATAATAATTTGCAAACGGTCAAAAAGAGATTTGACAAAATCCCAAGCCGCCGAGAGCAACCTAGAAACACTTGCCCACATCGTCCGCACATAGCCCAAAATCCGCTCGCCGTGTTGTTGCCAAAAAGCGACTAGCCACGTCCACGCCCTTATAATAATATTTAGCACAAATTGGGCGGCTTGACTAATCAGATTTTTAGCCCCTTCGACAAGATTTCTGATTTTTTCACGGACATCGTCAGCAGTAATGCCAAACCGAGCCAAAATCTTGCCAATAACGGAATCGCCGCCACGCATAAACGTAATAAAATCGTCCACAAGCAACCCAATTAGTACAATAATCGCAATTATCGGCAACATTTTAAGTTTGAGCAGCGAAAACGCCTTGCCAATCATTTTGAGAAATCCCAATATTTGCGGCAATTTAAGGGCAAAGAGTAACGAGCCGCCAACCACAGCTATCAGCCGCAGTAGCTCATGCCAGCCGCCGAATCGCTCCGCCACGGCACTAAGCCAGTCCACAAGCCGCCGTGTAGTCCGCAAAACCCTGTTAAAGACATTGACCATGACGTTTGCAAGGCGGCGAGTAAGGTTTGAAAGGGTTTGCGTTAATCCGTGGGCCTCGTCCATTTCCGCCAAGAAGCCACGCCAAGCACCACGCATGGACTCGACCGCTTTTTGCATAACTTCATTTTCTGCTAGAAAGCGTTTGCCAAGGTTCACAAGTCCGCCGATACCGACAAAACCTAGTCCAATAGTGCCGAGCAAACGAGCCGCACTTGCCCTAAAATTTTTGACCTGTGTAAGAGCGGCGTTTTGGCTTGCCTTGTTGACTGAAAAACCGACTTTGTTTTGTTCTAGGGGTTTGGCGGCGGTTTTTATGACCTCGGCGGATTTTATAGCCGTGTCCACGTCCGCCGTGTCAACGTGAAAACCGACAGGCATATTCTCTAACCTATCTTGCGAGGTTTTGGCTAATTTTTTTACGGCGGCGGTTGCTGCTTTTTCCGATGCCGCATCAAGTTCAAATCCTATTGCTACTACTATGTCTCTGATTGTCAAAATTAGCCCTCTTTTCTCTTTAATTTATCCGCCGCTTTTTCCAACTCCGCCGCCTTAATATCGGCGTTCATTTCGACAATCGCCGCAAGTTTAAGCACATCGTCCAAGCTGTAATATTCGATAAGTTCCGCCCTCGTAACCACGCCGTTTGCGATTAACTGCCACAGTCTAAGTTCAAATTGGCTGTAAAAATATTCTATTGCCAGCTTGCCGTATTTGTCGATTCCGTCTGGGGCGGACATTCCGTCTGGGGCGGACATTCCGTCGCCAAGTCCGTCTCGTTCATTTTTAGGTTGCCAAATCGGCGTTTGGCATTGCCGAAAAAACCTGTATAATTCGCAAGCACAACGTGAGCCACTAACTCTAAAATGCCTGTGAAATCCTCCGCAAATAAGGTGTTTAATATCTCTTTGGAAATCGGCTTTGGCACCTGCCCGTCCGCCTGATGGGTGGACTCTAGCTTAACGCTTACGTTATCATATTTTAGGCATAATTCCTCAATGCACCACATTAGTTTTTTCCCTGTCAAGCGGGCTATTAGTGTTATAATTTCGGGCAAAAAGTCGGCAATATCAGTATCCCCAATATCTTCGGGTATTTTTGCACCGCTTTCCTTAGTAAAAACGCCGATAATTGCCTCTCCCAATACGTCCTTTACTCCGAACCCTACTTCCATTACCTTAAATGGATTGAATTTTCGGATGTAAAATGTGTGGCCGTCAATGCTCACTTCTTTAATATTTAACATCACGTCTACCTCCTTTTTTAACATCACGTCCATGGCTCGTAACTAGACTAGTTACTTGTCCGCGTGCCATGTAGATGGACTAGGCTTGCGGTTAATCAAAAATGGGAATCGCCACGCAACGGCAACGATAATCGCCGCCAGGGTGGTGGCGGCGACCGCTTTTTGTGTCAACGATTGGTGGGTCATCCCATTGGTGGATTGTGTTGTGCAAGGCTCGGTGGTCGGCTCTTGTGCGGCTGTCCATGCTGGCTTGCCATTTGTATTTTGTTACTCCTGCGTCTTGGTGCTGTTTTTGCGTGATTTGACCGTTTAGCTTGGCTACTTGGTCGCGCGCCCAAAATTCGGCTCGCTCCTTATTCACGTTGTAGACTTCTTGCAAGGTTTCACGTAACTCTTTTGGACTTACACCTGCCGTAAATTTCTCTTGTACGATTCTTTGCATTTCGCCTAGCGTGTCTTTGGGCAAGGTTTTTATTAGGTTGGCGTTTTCGGTCGTCCAAAAATTCAGCAGATTTTGGTAAGATTTGCCGTTATATCGGTCTTTTGTGATGTCGATGCCTAGTAACTTCCGCCATTCGTTGCGGAATTTCCGCTCGGCTCGGCGGTTTATGCCGTCTGCTATGTCGTGTAGTTTTTCGTAAAAGCCAAAATTCCTTGCTCTGCGGTTAAAGTTGCGTTCGATTCGCTTGAAAAAATAGAACAAACTGTCCATATCCAAGCCGTCCAACCGTTCCGCTTTGTATTCTTCAAGATTATCGTGTTCCTCGGACTCCGCAATTATCGCCAATTCCTCGTCAATAGCATTTTTCAACATTTGCATAACGGCGATGTTTAGCCTTGCACAGGCGTTTTCTTGCGTTACTGGATAGGTGTTTGCCAACGTAAATCCACCTCCGTGAAATGCCCATTATCTGTGATATTTTCCAAAATAAAACCGATGTCAAGTTCCGTCATGGCACGTACTCGGTAGGTTGTGTCCGCCACGATGTCAGTCAAGTCTCGGACTACAGTTGTGATTATGTCCACGTTGTTATTTTGGCAGAAAATGTCAACCTCTGGGCTGTTTAGATAGTGCGTGAATTTCATTAACTCGCTGACGGCGTTTTGGCAAAATAAATCCACCTGCACCATCACACGTGCATGGAAAAAGTCGTGCGTAACGCCGTCAATGTTAAGCCGAGCAGGGCGTGTGTCTGTGGTTATGTCGAAGAACGTCAAGACGGCGGTGTTGTAGGTGGCTACTCTTTTTGTGCGTGCTAGTTCTGTGGTTATTCCTGCCCGCTCGGCAGGCGGGTGCGGCTCTGTGATGTTTTGAAAATACTCGGCGGTTAGCTTATGGATTACCGCCTTTAACTTGTCAACTGTCATTGGGTTTTTCCTCGATAACAAAATTTACGCCCTGCATAAGTCGCCCAGTATCAATCAACGGAGCGGCGGATTTCTTTTTTTTTATTGTGCTTGGGGCGTTTGGCGTAAAGTCGCCCTTTTGTATTTCTTGCTGAATTAAGCCTTTTTGGTACGTGCCTAGCCTTTGCAAGATTTGCTGTGCGGTTTTGCCGTTGCCAAGCCCTGCCAGTTCTTTTTTTATGAAATCGGAAATCTGCTGTTGGTTATTATCCACAGATTGGCGTAAAAAGGGGCGTGGCGGTATGTGTTGCTTGCCGTCCTTTGTTTGCGTGCCTAGTTCGTTCCACACGGCTATATCTAACAAAGTTGCATTTTTGCCGCTTTTGCCCGCCTGCCTGGCGGGCAGGTCGCCTTGTTGATAGCCGATGCGGACTTGCAGACGTGATAGTTCCGTCAGTTCCTTTTTTAGCTTGTCAAATTGTGTCATAATGTCCACGCTCCTGTTCCAGTCCATATGGTGGAATTTCCACCCAATCCGCCTCATAGTGCCGTAGCCCTGTGTGTTCCCACAATATGCAGGACGTACAATCGTACCACCGTCCGTGATATAGCAAGCGGTCGGCGGCTTGTCCTGTATGTTCGTCTGCCGAGTGTATTTTCACACGCCCAAACGAAACGAGCCGCAAAAACGTACTTTCTCCGTGCGGCTCGTTTTGGTGGTCTTGATTTTTGGCTGGCTGGACGTTCATGCGGACGGTTAATTCCACCGTGCCGTCTGTTGTGTAGCGTTTGACGGTATACGGTTTGTGCCATATTGTCAACATTTCTACCGCTCCCCACTACTTAAAATCGGAATGACTTTCAACCGCAACAGGCTTTGATATTGCACTCCATATTCCGTCATGCCGAGGTCGCTTGTGAGGTCGGCTAGTTTATCTGTGTTGTCATTGTAGCTTATCGAGGTGCGACCCTCGCTGTAACTGCTTACTCGTGCGGTTTGGTAGGGGCTGCCGATTGATAAGTCTGTGTCCGCTCCGTCTTCCGTCAAGCCCACGCCTGACAATGTCATGCGGTGGGCTGTCATTAGTGCTAGGGCTTGCTCCCATAGGTTGCCGAACCGCTTTTGGCTGACTAGCGGCGAAGTTAAACCTATCCATTGCAATACGATTTTATTCTCCACCGTTTGCAGTTTTGGGGCTACCAAGCGGAAAGTTGCTAAAACTTTTTTGTATTTGGCAGACGGTCTGCTCCCAGCAGATTGTTCTTTTATCGCCCGCCTCCGCCCCGGCGGACAGGTGCTGGACGGGCAGGTCATGTTTCTGACTTGTCGCTGTCTTCCGCCATTTCGCCGTCTTCCGAGGGCGGCACATCGGCAGGTGGCTGTGTGCGTGGCGGTCGCCGTGGATTCGGTTTTCTCGCCTGTCTAGTGGGCAGGTCTGCAAATTTCAAATACCCTTTGCTAAGAAAAAAAGCCACCACAGGGTGCTTTTTCGTCTCGGAAATTTCTTTTATTTCCTCAGGTAGGATTATCACGTTTCCTACTCCGATTGGCTTGTTTGTCATATTTTTTACGGTCATATAACATCACGTCCTTTCCTCTTGATTATATATGTTCTCCGTCCGCACGCCGCCCGCCTCCGCCCTGGCGGACAGGTGTCGGCGGGCAGGTGTAGATTGACTAGGCTTGCGTTAAGCACAGCGATTTTAGCCGTCAAGACCCATGAGACTGCGCGGACGGATAATAAACGTCCCCATGAGCCATCAGCGCGACGTTAAATCCCTGGAATAATCAACGCCGACAGCGGATAATAAACAATCGCACCAGCCGTGCGAGCCTCGCACAATATAATAAACTCCAAATTCTTCGGCTGGACTGGATGCTGCTTGAACAACATCGGCATCTCGATTGACATTTTATGTGCATCGTCCGTAAACAAAAACGCCACATCTAGCCCCTTTTCGGCATATGGCGTTATGTTTGCGTTTGCGTTTAGCTCTGGCACTTTTACTATTTTTTTCAGCTGTGTCATGTTCGACAAAATCCATTGCATTATCGTCTTATCGGACGCATCGGAGCGTGGCGTGTGTGCGATGTAATTATACGCATCTGCTGGCAGAGCCAACACGTCAGGCGTTTCTACCGATAATGTCAAGCGGTCGATAAAGCTAAGCATTTCTTTAATGTCATTCAGACACTCCTCGGGGGTTTTGTCCGCAAATCGTGTGGACGTGCCGCTGGCGTTCGTGGGCAACGTGTACAGCGGAATATTATTCTCCTCGGACAACACGCCACGCAGTCCGCTTTTTTTGTCGCCGACCCACGCAATTTCGTTGATTTTGCGGTCAACGGCATATCGAGCCGCCTCGCCCTTGCGAACATCTAGGGACTTGCCAGCCATGCGGCTTGCTCGCATTTCCTGCACCGAATAGCCGTAAGAATTACCGATATTTTCGATTTTGGCAGTAAACTGCTCACCCTTGGCATCGGCACGTGGTAGGTCGGTGGCGTAATTGTGGATAATTTCGGCGAAACCTGTTTTATCGTAGCTGTAATATGTGATTGTTTCCGCGCCCTCGTTTACCTCTTTGGATACTGGGAATAGTGCGAGAGCCGACATTTGCGGATATTCCTTGTCGTATGCGTTCGCCTTGATGTGGTCTAGTTCTTGTGCGAAAAATACGCTTGCGTCCTCGGCGGAGTCAAATCTCATTCCCTCGGTTGCCAAGGTGGCGGATAGATTGCTTGTCATTAGTGCGTTGTAGTCGGCTTGGTCGTAGGTTTGGTTTTTCATATTGTTCACTCCTTCTAATTTGTCATTATATCACGTTTGTGTTATAATTATTTTTGTAGTTGTCGTTCCCCACTAGGGGGACGTGGATTGAAATATATTTTGTCCTCCTGCATTTAGTTAAAAATTTCTATTGGTGCAATACTGCCAGCGGCGGCGACAAGCCCCTCGTTGCCTACAAACTGGGCAGCTAGGGGCAGGTTGCCGTCTTCCAAATTCGTAAAACAGCCCACAAATTCGCCCTCTTTGATAAGGTAAACCCTATCGCCATATTTCGGCTCGATGTCAGGTTCAAGCCTTGCCCACGCCTTACCAAATCGCAATACGCCCACGGTCGCCCCTGGGTGTAGTTTTAAGTCGCCTGTTAAATTGTGTTCCGTTGTAAAGCCAGTTAAAACAAGCCCCTCAAAGTCGCTTGCTGTCGTGTCGGAGCGTGGGGCTGTTACGGTCGTGCCTGGGCTTGCACCCACAACAACGCCTGTCCCAAATTTTAGCGACCTCGTTTCGTCTTCTTCATTTGGCGAAAATGTGCGGCTATTGACTGAATACGGCGAAACATCTAACAAGCCGCCAGCCACGCCAAGTTGTGTTTGATACGTGTAATTTAGTTGTGCCATTATTTTTTACCTCCGTTTAGCATTTTTTTCTCCATTTTTTCACGAGCGGCGGCACTGCTGGATTTGCCAAAATTTGTGCCGTCTGTGCGTTGTCCGTTGCCATAAATAGCGGTTTTTTGGCGGTTGGTGGATTTGTCCTTTTTTAGGGTGTCGAGTGCCAAATTAAACGCCGCATCTATATAGTGCTTGTTTTTGCCGTCCAGCCGTAGCCCTGGATTAACCTTGCGGATAATGCCCAGTTTTAGTTGCTGTGGGGTCATATCTTCGGCTTGGTCAAGGTTTAGGCGTTCCGCTGTGCGTACCAATTTTAGACGTTCTCGGACGGCGTGTTCTATTTTGGGGTTTAGGTCAACGCTGTCAGCACGTCCAGCACGGCGTTTTTTCTTGGTTTTGCCGTCTTTGCGGTCTTCTGCCTCCGACTCTTCGTCTTCGTCGGAATTTTCTTCCTCGTCCTCGTCTTCGTACTCGTCGGCGGCAGGCGGGTCTTCTGCCACCTTGTAATCGTACGCCGCTTTTAATTCCTGTGCAATGTCGATTAGTTCTTCCAACTCGGCATCGAGAGCCGTGATGTACTCTAAGGCGGTTTCTAGGTCGGTTGGCAAATCTTCGTCTGCTCGTTTGTCCTTGCGGTCTAGGAGTTGTTGTAATCTGTCTGTGATGTCGTCCTCGTCAGTTGCCGTTTTTTCGGTGTCGTCAGCGGTTTCTAAGTCTGTGTCTTCTGCGGTCTCTTCTGTGCCGTCTGCTACCTCTTCCGCCGAATCCTCTAAAATTTCTCCTGTCTCGCTGTCCTTGCGGCGTTTCATTTTGCTGTCCGTCCGCTTGAACAAATCCTTGAATTTCTTTGGTCTCTTCATGTTTTTCGCTCCTTTTAATATATTTGGTGTTGCTGTGTTGCCGTCTTTTTGGTCTTTTTTGTCCAAATTAAGCCTTGCGGTTTCTCCTGCTCGTGCCTCGCCTACCAAGGCAAGGTGGTTGATTTGAATGTCCGTTTGGATTGCATCGTACGGCTCGCCCATGTATTCGCCGCTTTCCTCTATCAAGTTTAATTTGTAACCTAGCGAAAGTTCACGCAAGCCGCTATTTTTGACCTTGTCAATCTCGTGGATTACGATTTTGGCACGGACGTTGTCGCCGTCTACTGTGCCTGTCGTTAGCATTGTGCCAACGATTTCTTGGTTTAGGTTGTCTTCGGTTATCCAGCCCGCATCGTGGGTTATTATTATGGGCTTGCCCTCGTAGGTTGCTAGGCTTTTGGGGTTGAAAACGTGCGTGGGTAGGCGGAGTTCTCGGCGTGGCGAGCCGTCCGCATTTTTGTAATCAAAAACGCCGATTGTGGTTACTATCGGCGTGTCTATTAGGTATCCCTCGGCTGTGAAGTAGGTGGAGTCTAGTGGGATTGAGTCGGTTCTTTGTTGCATGGTGGTCTCCTTTCTGTTTTTTCACGCCCGCCTGTCGGGCGGGTAGGCAAAAAAGCCCTTTGGTGTGGCAAAAAGGCTTTTCCTGCCCGCCCGACAGGCGGGTGT